ATGATTACGTCCCATTAGGCTGCATCCAATTGCTCATAAGATAACAGAGCCTGAAGTGTATCAGAATCTGAAGAAATTAGTTGAGTGTTGGTACGACGCATCACAAGACGATCATCTTCTGTCAAGTAAATAGAACCTTCAAGAACAGGTAGAGACTGACGAATAGGAATATTAATATCTTGTGCAAAAGACGTAACAATATCTGTGCCAGAAGAGTCATGAACAAATTCAATAGTAATAGCATCAGCGATAGATTGATGAACATTCGTCACACGAATAATATTCAATTTAAGAACTTTATCTGTAATACCTGATAAAACAGTAATATCAGAGTCTGTATAGTTATTAATTGTCTTTCCTACAGTAGACCCAAGAACTGTTGAGACATTAATAAGATTGGGATTGGCCATTTTTCTTTCCTTTATAGAATCTGTTTATCCACCAAAGATCATACTCAAAACTACTGCTTTACCAGTTGGAGTGCCAAGTTCAACATCACTACCAAGTTTAGCAGTAGTAACAGCACCGGCACCAATTCCATTAGAATCTAAAACTAGATTTAAAATATCGGAATCGTTTCCAGTAATCTGAGATTGTAAAGATGTAATATCAGAATCATTAGCATTGATTTGGGACTGTAAAGATGTAATATCAGAATCATTTGTGGTAATCTGAGACTGCATTAATCCTAAAGCAGAATCAACAGTTTCAAAATTCACATTGATTTTTAGTGCCGCAGTCCTAAGTGTGTCGCCAGTATTGTCGTTGACAACTGTACCACGATTTAATATATTATCTGAGTCCAAATGATTGAAGACGACCATCTTTAATTGACCTTTTATGTAAGTGTTCTAATGTTTATTTATGCTGAATCTACACCAATTATCGGATAGAAATCAAAAGCATTTTCATCAAATGTTTCAATAGTATTTGAGAAGTCAATACTCACAATTCTATTAAGTCTATCAAGAGTGAAAATTGATCCACTATCATCTAAGAAGTGTTCATCACTATCAGATAAGTTAAATCCAATATAAGTGTTGTCATCATCTGCGCTGAATCTTTTTGAATTAGTGCTTAAAGGTTCTGACCTTTCAACATACTGATTATTATATGGAGATGTGTTTAGAATAGAAGCATCTTCATCATAGTAATTATATCCACCATCACCATACATACGAACTTCTAGTGTATCATCAATGACTGTTACATTTGATCTTCCACCTATACCAACAATTGACATAGGTGCTGTATTTGTAACTGTAAAGAATTCTGCTGCACCAGCAAGATTGGCAATTGGTAATGATACGGGAAGTTTTGTATTTGTTACTTTTGTTTCAAATCTAACTTCTGCAAAAAGAGCCCAACCTCCGGGGTGAATATATTTCTTATAAAGATCTCTCCATACAGAAATCGGCAAGTCAGAACGAATCAAAGTTGAATATACTTGATAGAAGAACGAATCTTGAATAACCTTTAACGATTCAGATCCAATTTCAGATTCACCGACTATGAACATTGACTTCTTTGGATATTCTAATTCAATATCAGAACCAAATAGAAACTTTAAAAATCCCTGAGAAGATACTGGTGTGCCTTTTGTCTTGTAGAAAAATGGCAACAATTTAATAATAAATCTAGGAATATCAAAATTGACAGGTGCCAACCCAGATGCAAGTTCATCAAAAATAAATGCCAAAAATCTATCAGCAGTAATCTCACGATCTTTTAAATAAGCAATAGCTTGTAATTCACTTACAGGTTTACGTCCACTTGTGTCTCCATATGTATGCGTCAACCAGTAGTAATACTTATCTAATAACTGAACAAAGACAGGATATTGATCCTGAAAGTGTTCAGGTAAAGCAGTATCAACAGATGGTTGATGAAATAATAATTTATTTCTGTTTAAATCTGTAAGTGTGTTACTCATTAGTTAGTAGTACCTGAAACGGAGTTGGCAATATTAACATCTTGAACAGCAGAAACCAAATTTTCTCCCAAAGAAATAACTTCTCCCCGCAATGGTTTAATTACGGAGTCGTCTGCTGGTATTGTAAGTGTTCTAATGTAACTATTACCACTATTAATACTCGTTGGCTTAAATCCAGTTAAAAATACTTTACCATTGTTAGGTTCATAGTAACCAATATTGTCTTTAAGAACAGTATTATTTTGATCTATGATTTGTAATACAGTTGAACCTAATCTATTCGCAATTTTACACAACGTATTATTGAATGTAAAAAGGTCTGTTCTTACTTTTAATGATTGTGTATCAGGTTGTGCAATTGTATTCAAGAAACTAATTTCATAATCAGCAGTGACAATTTCATTTGTATTAGGATTAATCAAAGGTTCAAATCTACTTTCCTGTTCAATACTTACTTTTGACGAAAGAATAGCAGCATCAGTATTATCAATTGTAGTTGTAAGTTTAGACTTACGGAATACGTCATTGAACTTGCCAAGATTTTCACTCGCAAAAGATGTCACTGTAGATTTAATTAAATTTTGCATACTTTGAACAGTTCTATTAGTCAAAGATTTGTCATACTTAATTTCTGTTGTCACATTTAAGAATGTAAATGTTGGGTCAACAAATTCCATATCAACAGAGATAATAGAAAGTGGATCAGTAATATTATCACGAATACTGTTTCTAATCAATGTTTTTTGAGTATCACTAACATCATTCTCATAGATAAGTGATACAATAACTTTTCCATATTTTGCAGGAACATTATCTTCTCCACCCCATGCATTAACAGATTTGATACCGGGAATACGAGACTGAATAATTGATGTATAATCACCAGCAGTAACAAGTCTAGAAGATGCTAACAAGTTGAGTGGTGCATTAGAACGAATAGATTCAATAGATTCTTTTTCTGCACCTTGAGCTGCAACTGCAACTGTATTAACAGTTAGTGGATATGATACAGCATTAACTTCAACTTGATTTGTTGCTGTAAATGTAGAAGCACGGTTAGCAGCAGTGCCATTTGATGATAAATATTCAACCCGAATAATGTTGCCCGGTACTGGTGCTGTTCCTGTTGCTTGACCATCACCAAAACTAATTTCATAAAAACCATTGTAAGTTTCTACAGGAAGAAATAACTTAGTGTCCTCATTATATTGTTTGATGGAAGAACTTTGTTCATAGATGTCAAATTCATCAGAACTAGCAGTATCAAATACCTGCACAGTCATAGTAGAAAGATCAACATCAGTATCAGGAATAACATAAACTTGTCGCTCTAATGCATCATTACATCTAAAAGTTTTAACTCTTAATATACCTTCACCGATTAAAATGTTGCTATCACCTGCTTCTACTTCAAATGTAAAAATTCCTGCACCGATTCTATCATATCCAATATATTCTTCTAAAGTAAAGAACGTATATTGAACACCATCTACAGTTGTCTTAAACTCAGTGAATTGTGGTAAAGTAATAGACCCAGGCTTAGGTGACACACTTGTCAAATTAACAGACAAAGTTACTGTTGCTTTAGCACCACTTTTAGATCGTGGTACATAACCAAGATTAAGAGCATGGTTAATCATTGCAGAACGAGTCTGTGCAGTGCTAAGGAATGATTCGTTCAAACCAAAATTTGCTAATAATGCATTTTGATGAGTGTTTAATGCTAAAACATCAAGCAATACAGAAAGCCCAGAACCTTCAAAATCAAAGTCTGTAAACTCAGTCTGCCCATTTAAATAGTCTTTTAAACTAGTTTTGATATCGTCAAAGTTGAGATTGGTTGTCTGAATTGTTTGTTTGCTTGCCATTTTTATTTAATCCTTGTTAGTGATGTATTTAATACCACCACTTCATCAGTTGATATAATCTGAAACTTAACAATAACACGCAAATCATTAGCATCAATATTATTTATTACCTGAACCTCCAAAACTCTTGCTCTAGGTTCATAGTTTTCAATAGCAAAAACAATGTCGGTTTCAATTTCATTTGTAATATCTGGATAATTTAGATCAAATAAACGACTGCGTAAATTAGCACCAAAGAAATAATTAAAAGGTTTTTCACCATGATTTGTCAATAGAATGTTTTTAATGGACTGCTTAACTGCTGCCGCATCTAGTTTCTTGAAGATATCACCAGAAGGCTTTGTGTCCAGAGACAAGTCAATGTCTGAATAGTCACGTTCTTTTCTAGCAACAACAACTGATGTATTGTTTAAATTTTTATCTTCTGCTGCGAAGCTACGACGCACTGCCATCTAAAGGTCATCCTGTTTTTATTGTTATTTATACAGCATTCACGAAACACATTCTGCTAGTGCATTGTTAATTAAAAGATTGTAATTAAATTCTGTAGAAATATTGCGACTAAATGTGCCTGTGAATTTATCACTAATATCAGGCATAGTTACAACAATACAAGCATTTAAACTACCATCTGGATTAATAGTATCATATGATAAAATCATTTTTTCAAAAAGATGGTTATCTTTCCAATATACTGCCAATTCAAACGTTTTTTCAAGAGCAACATTTCCTTTTTGGTCAATCACCTCAAATACGCAAGACCGACCTTTTCCTGCTAATTCTTTAATACCACCAGATGTAAGTGTTTCTGTTGTCTCTGGAAGATATAAACCTTCTGTTACAGACAATGAATATTTTTGTCCAAACTTATCTTCTGAGTTATTAAAACCTGTCATCATAACACCAAACATATAATAATGTCTTGCCAAGTTTTGACGTTCTGCAAGAGTAGGAAAATCATTTAATGTTGCTTGTGATAGGGATTGTGATATGAATCTACTTAAAGAAATGCCTCTACCAAGTTTAGTACCTGTGGCAATTTCAGATTTACTCATAGGATTAAATTGCTTTTCAGGTAAAACTCTTTTCACATTTAAGAATTCTTTATATTTGTTTTTGTATATTTGACCTGATCCATATTTGCGAGTGCCAAATTTTGCAGTTGGTTCTTTTTTTACAATACGTTTAACTTCTCTAAGTTGGTCAGATTTGAACCCAGAGTTTAGTACTCCTAATGAAACACAAAAAGAAACAAACAAATCATCAGAAAGATTGTTTGGTTCTCTAAGTTTAGACCGCACTTCTCTAGCGGTAATATCATCTCTTCTAATAATCATTTACGGCACCTGATTAAATTTAGTGTTACTGGACTTCTTTGAAGTGTTTTCTCCAATTTTATTCATTTCCCTTAAATCAATATTTTCTAAAATCTTGTTATCAACATCTACATCAATATTTAAAATACCTTTATTGGAGCGACTTAAAGTGTCACCGACCATACCAAGTGTTGCTGATACTAAAGAAGTCACAGCGGATGCTGCTCCAGTTGGTGCAGGGCCAGGAAACACAACGGCGCTTGCAGCAACGCCAGCTTCTTTTGAGAACCCTGTAAAATAATTACCATCAAATACATTACCTTTATAGTTGTCACCAGTATAGTTTACAGACTCGCCACCCACTTGACCTTCAGGGGCAATAACAGCCATATATTCAGAAGTCATATTGAAATTTTTAGTTGCAATATCAATTTCAGTTTCAGCAGACATATGAGTTGAACCAGAAGTTCCATACTCAGCATTACCATCTGTCCAAAGATTTAGATTGCCTTTTGTGATAAGATTCTGATCATCAAGGGATAAACGTGTTGTAGTTTTTGTAATTGTTTCAGACATATGACCAAGAACAGTTGTAATTTTATTCTCTTCGATTGTTTCTGTTTTTCCTTGACCAATTGTTTGAATATATTTACCACCTACTTTGAGATTAAAGTTTTGTTTTACGTCTAATTCATAATCACCTGTTACAGTCATCTTTACATCACCATCATAGGTAATATTTCCATCACCTCTAACATAGACTGTAAAATCATCTCCTACCACTTGAATCATTTTATGATGCGCATTCAATACAACTACACCATCTGCATGAAACTCCATACCAGAACCTGAAGTGTGAACAGCAGAAATTCTTGGTTGGTTTGGTGTATCATCTATTTCAATACGGTGACCAGATGTTGTCTCAGTTACCTTATTATGCGGGTATTTCGGATTAGCGTCAACAGGAAAAAGTGAAGGGCCATCATAAGGACCACCACCCATCTTTAATTTAGGTTCCCACTCACCTCTTGCCGCTCGGTTTGTTGTAGGTTGATTTTGATATTCTGGTTTAGGAAAGTTTTTCTGTGGGTCTTTGAATGCAATATTATTTTTACCAGTAACAATATCGTTACGTGATTCTGTTGTTCCAGCCGTGCGATCATCTAAAGCCGAATTTACATCATCTTCACCTTCAGGTTCAACAAACTGTCTAAGTTCAGAAGCAATACCAACTCGATCATAGATATTAATCTCCTCTAAAATTTTA